AGGACTACTTATATTCTATAAAACCTGCTTATGCTTTAGGCTCAGAGCTTGTTACTAATGGAACATTTGATACTGATTCTAATTGGACAAAAGGCACAGGTTGGACTATAAGTGGTGGGGTTGCAAGTTGCGATGGAACACAAAGCGCAACATCTAATTTGACTACAGAAGTAGCTTTTTCAGGAATAAAAGATAAAAAAGTAAAATTAAGTTTTCATATAAAAAATTATCAAGCAGGTACTTTAACAGTAACTCTACAAGGTACAGGTGGTAATGAATTTACAAATTTAAACACTAATGGTTTTTATGAAATCGAAGTTGTTTCTACTGATACAACACAACGTATGTTGTTTAAAGCAAATGTAAATTTTATAGGAAGCATTGATGATGTTTCTTTAAAATTAGTAACAGATGCCGACTTTGACTTTGACAGAAACTCAACAGGAACAAGAGTCAACGAAGATTATCTTATAGAAGATGTGCCTTATAATTTAATAAAACGAAGTGAAGATTTTTCTAATTCAACTTACACTAAATTTCAAGCAAGTATTGCTGAAACAACAATACAAAGTCCAATATCAAGCTCGTATGTAGAATCTATTTCTAACACCAATACAGGCACTACTTTTTCTTTTATTAGTCAAAATCTTTTAGAGCCTGATAGAGATGTTAATACCACATTAAGTGTTTATGGAAAAAAAGGAACATATAATAGATTAGGTATTTCAAGCAGGGCATCAGGTAATACTTTTGGTGCATTATTCGACTTAGATAGTGGAACAGTTGTAGATACGAGTAGTGGCTCAGCACAAATATTAGGAAGTTCTATTCAATCAGCAGGTGACGACTTTTATTTATGTTCAGTTACGTTAGAAAAAGTATCTCAGTATAACATACACCCTGTTCCAAATAACATATCTAATGCAGGATTATTAACAGGCTCATTAAGTTATACAGAAACAGGAAGTGTAAATATTTTTGGCGCACAAGCAGTTAAAGGAAGTAATTTAAAACCATATCTAAAAACAACAGACAGATTAGACATACCAAGAATAGATTACACAAACGGAGAGGGAAGTATCTTGCTTGAGCCAAGTAGACAAAACGAAGTTACATACTCACAAGATTTTACACAAGGTGTTTGGAACAAAAATAATGTTACAGTTACATCTAATCAAGCTATATCTCCTGAGGGGATACAAAACGCTGATAAACTTATTATAGATAACGGAACTTTTACTCTTAATGGTGGTTTGTATATACAAAGGTCAGGAGTTGCAGGAACAGATGTGTCTTTTTCTATATTTGCAAAAGCAGGTGAGTTTAGGTATGGTACTATTTCTTATGGAACAGGAACTCCTAATGGTTTTCACTTTGATTTACAAGATGGTGTAATTTTATCTACATTTACAAATACATCAAATTATACTAATCTTGGATATGAAATGATACCATATCCGAATGGTTGGTATAAATTAGTAGTAAACACAGCAAACATTATAGCAAATAATAGATTTATCGGTATTAGACCACATAATACAATACCAACTGCTTCTAATAATAATTATAGTTCAACAGGAGATGGAACTTCAGGTATATTTATATATGGTGGTCAAATTGAAGTAGGAAGCTATAGTACAAGCCTAATACACACCTCAGGAAGTACAGTTACAAGGTCGCAAGATGTAGGAAGTAATGCAGGTAATAGTGATTTAATTAGTTCAGTAGAGGGTGTATTATATGCTGAAGTTAATTTTAAAAATGTAGCAGCAGGAACTTATATATCTATATCTAATGCAGCAGGTAACAGAATTTTGATTGGAACAGAAAATGGAACAGGTAGGGTTTATGGCTCAAGTTTAGTTACAACTTTTAGTATAGATTATGACAGATATAATAAAATAGCATATAGCTACAAAGCTAATCAAAGAAAAATATTCTTAAACGGAGAAAGTATATATAGCTCTACTGCAAGTTATACTGTACCTACAGGAATGAATGAACTATCTTTTGATAGCACAGGAGGAGGTTCACAAGACACAGAGGGTAATGTGAAAAGTGTAATGGTGTTTAAAGAAGCTCTTACTGACTTAGAATTAGAGAAACTAACAGGCTACAACAACCACGAACTATATATGAATTATT